TGTAGTAGGTTCTATGTTTCCCAGTCACGATCCATAACTGCTAAAGAAGCGTTGCCAGACATGTCTGCCCAAAAAGAACTTACAATGCGAGCGCAGACAATAAAACTAGTCAGTGATTTAGCAGACGAAAACATAGAACCTACTACAGAAAACATGGAGCACGCAGAAAGTTTGGCAAAAGAAATGATGGTTAACCCAGAGTTAAAGCCTGAGTTCGGCGAATACCCCAATGAAACTATTGCCTATCTTGCGGGTCTAGTATCACAGACTAGTCACATGGTGGCTAAAGACCTAGCTGATATTAAACTTTCTGTTGTTAATGGACTCCTACAAGAAGCAGCGATGGCTAAGACATCACGGGAAAGAATATCTGCCTGGAGTAAGATAGGTGAGATTGATGGCATCGATGCCTTTAAGAAGAAAACAGAGATTACTCACATTACCAAGAGTGGTGAAGAGTTAGAGAAAGAACTAAAAGAAACAATAGAATCACTAAAAAGCAAAGTTATTAACGGAAGACATGAAGTAATAAACGATGATTAGTGTTGAGGATCTAGAACTACTACAAAATGCGCTACCAGATATGCCAGAGAAAGAACGGCAGAGAAGTCTGACTCTATTGCAACAGTATCAGAAAGAGGTAACGCAAGAACAAGGCAAAGCAAACTTCCTAGATTTTATCCAACACGTTTATCCTGATTATAAAATAGGAGCACACCATGCGAGATTGGCTAAGTTGTTTGAAGAAATTGCTGAAGGTAAAAGAAAAAGGGTTATTGTTAACATCGCACCTCGTCACGGGAAGTCAGAGCTTATATCATACTTGGCTCCCGCGTGGTTTTTGGGTAGACACCCTGCGAAAAAGATTATCATGGCTTCGCACACTGCGGATCTGGCTGTTAACTTCGGCCGTAGGGTTCGAAATTTGGTTGGTTCTGATCCGTACAAAGACGTATTCCCGAATGTATCACTTCAAGCAGACAGCAAATCCGCTTCTCGTTGGGGTACTAACTTTAATGGTGAGTATTTTGCAATTGGTGTTGGTGGCGCTTTGGCTGGTAGGGGTGCCGATCTATTCATTATTGACGACCCGCACTCAGAGCAGGATGCAAAGCTTGGCAAGTCGGATGTTTTTCTCCCTGCATGGGAATGGTTTCAGTCTGGTCCGTTACAGCGCCTTATGCCTGGTGGCGCTATTATTGTTGTTATGACTCGATGGTCTAAATTAGACCTGACAGGGCAGATAATAAACCAAATGGTTAAGAATGATGACGTAGATGACTGGGAAGTTGTAGAGTTTCCTGCGATTTTAGAAGATAAACAAGGAGAAGAGGTATCATTGTGGCCAGAGTTCTGGCCCATAAAGGAATTACAGTCTAGAAGAGCTTCGATTGACATAAGATATTGGAACGCGCAGTATATGCAGAACCCAGTATCGGAAGAAGGTGCGCTAATTAAGCGTGAATGGTGGAATATATGGGAAGAAGAGAACCCACCACCCTGTGAATTTATAATAATGACGTTAGATGCGGCGCAGGAAGCCAATAATAGGGCAGATTACAACGCATTAACTACTTGGGGCGTGTTTTATAACGAGGAAGTTAACAACCATAACATTATTTTGCTAAATTCAGTCAAACAGCGACTAGAGTTCCCTGAATTAAAGCAAATGTGCCTAGAAGAGTACCGTGAATGGGAGCCTGATGCGTTCATTGTAGAGAAAAAGTCTAATGGTGCAGCTTTATACCAAGAATTTAGGCGAATGGGTATTCCTGTAGGTGAGTTTACACCGGGCAAAGGACAAGATAAAATAAGTAGGGTGAATGCTGTGTCTGATTTGTTTCATGGTGGAGTTGTTTGGGCACCTGATAGACGTTGGGCACACGAGGTTATAGAAGAATGTAACGATTTTCCTAGTGGGGCTAACGATGACTTGGTAGACTCCACTACTTTAGCGCTTGCTAGATTTAGGCAGGGTGGATTTATTAGATTACCAAACGATGAAGAAGAAGAAAAACAGATCTTCAGAGGTCGAGCACACAAAAGATTATACGCATTATAACTAAGGAAAGACTAATGGCTGATATTGACAAAGGATTATACCAAGCACCCAAAGGGATGGAAGAACTCGGCGAAGAAGAAACCGCTATTGAAATAGAGATTGAAGATCCTGAGTCGGTTAATATTAAGATTGGTGATATGGAGATAAACATTGATCCTGATCGTATGCCCGAAGAAGAGTTTTCAGCAAACCTCGCAGAAGAACTACCGGAACAATACCTAGCAGAACTTTCTTCAAATTTACTTGGTGATTTCTCTAATGATATTAACTCAAGAAAAGACTGGCTAGAAACTTATGTTGATGGTCTTGAATTACTAGGTCTTAAAATAGAACAAAGAAGTGAGCCTTGGGAAGGGGCTTGCGCTGTATATCACCCACTTTTATCTGAAGCACTCGTTAAGTTCCAAGCAGAAACTATGATGGAGACGTTTCCTGCAGCGGGGCCTGTTAAGACTTCTATCATTGGCAAAGAAACACCAGAGTGTTTAGAAGCTGCTGCTCGTGTACAAGAGAATATGAACTATCAGCTCATGGATAAGATGCCTGAGTACCGCCCAGAGCATGAAAGAATGTTATGGGGTCTTGGCCTTGCAGGTAATGCGTTTAAGAAAGTTTATTATGATCCAGCACTACAACGTCAAGTATCTGTATTCGTTACTGCTGAAGATATGGTCGTGCCTTACGGTGCATCTAATCTAGAAACAGCAGAGCGTGTTACTCACGTAATGCGAAAAACTAAACAAGAACTACACAACCTACAGCAAATGAACTTTTATCGTGACATTGAGCTAGGTGATCCTGGCTACGATCTAGATGAAGTAGAGAAAAAGATTGCTGAACAGATGGGTTTCGATGCGACTAATGATGATCGCTATAAGATTCTAGAAATGAATGTTGATCTTGATCTGGAAGGATACGAAGATGAAGACGATGGTGAGAAGACAGGGATAGCTCTACCTTATGTTGTAACAATAGATAAAGGTACAACTGAGATCCTAGCTATTCGCCGTAATTGGAAACAAGAAGATAATTTAAAAACACGTAGACAACACTTTGTTCACTATGGGTATATACCCGGATTTGGTTTCTACTGTTTTGGTTTAATACATCTCGTTGGGGGGTTCGCTAAATCGGGAACTATGCTTCTTCGTCAACTTGTTGATGCTGGCACACTCTCTAACCTGCCCGGCGGATTTAAAGCTAGAGGACTCAGGATTAAAGGAGATGATACTCCTATAGGTCCAGCAGAATGGCGAGACGTTGATGCGCCTTCAGGGACTATTCGTGATAACTTAATGCCACTTCCTTATAAAGAACCAAGCCAAGTTCTTTCACAACTAATGGACAAGATTGTTAGTGAGGGGCGAAGGTTCGCTAGTGCTTCTGATATGAAAGTATCCGATATGTCAGCTAACTCTCCTGTAGGTTCAACGCTTGCTATCTTAGAAAGAACACTCAAAGTAATGTCTGCGGTTAATGCACGTATTTATTACTCTATGAAAAAAGAGTTCTCATTACTTAAAGATATTATTCGTGATTACACAGATCCAGACTATCAGTATGATCCTTCAACAGGAACACCCGGTGCTAAACAAGAAGACTACAATAAAGTTAATTTAATACCCGTTGCTGATCCCAACGCTGCAACAATGGCGCAGAAAGTAGTACAGTACCAAGCGGTTATGCAACTTGCACAATCTAACCCTGACATCTACGACTTACCTGTACTAAACCGGCAGATGCTAGAAGTGTTAGGCGTTAAAAATATAGATAAGCTTATACCTGATGAAGATGATGTAAAAGAAGCAAACCCTGTTACAGAGAATATGAATATTATTAATGGCAAACCCGTTAAAGCATTTATATATCAAGATCAGGAAGCTCATATTATTACACACATGTCATTTATACAAGATCCTAAGATTACACAGATGATAGGACAGAGTACTAAAGCTAATGCAATTACAGCAGCGATGGAGGCTCATATAGCCGAACACATAGCCTTTGAATATCGCAAACAAATAGAAGAACAACTTGGTGTTCCACTCCCAGCTCCTGATGAAGTATTACCAGAAGATGTAGAAGTAGACGATCTGATCGTGACTGGGAAAC